CGACTTCTAAAAGTTTACGGACTCGACCGTCCGCCTCTTCCGTCGCCTCAACTGTTCGATAGCCGATTGACATGCTATCTAGAGCGCCCGCTTTCAGCAGCGCCTGGGCTTCTGCGCCCTTTTGGACTTCTTTTAAAACTCGGCCCCTAACTTTCAAGCCACGTTCATCTTCTTTAATCTCATCCCAAACGCCAATAGGCTGCGATTGATCGTGCTGCCATAGCATTTTTACCTTTCGGCCCCCTGATAGGCTTTTTAAAAAAGCGCCACGCTGGACGATATCAAAACCTTGATCGACAACACCAAAAACGGAAGCATATCCCTCAAAAACGCCGTCGTGATCCGGTTCGCGTTTTAACTCAAATTGTGCTGTCTGGTACTGGATCGTCATTTGTCGCCCTTTTAACAATTTCTCGTTGCTTACCACAAACAACTTGACGTGTGAATTATTTTATGAATTCGGCTATGCCAAGACATGACCAAGCGTGCATCTGCAATTCACAACCATTCCCACGCTGGCGTTAGGATCGCCTGGATAAAGCAAGAACTCATCAACGCCATTTTCATTTGTCACTTTGAATTTCTGGTCTTGCTCGACCACCTGGCCATTTGCTTTTCGGTGTCCTGGCCTTGTGCGGTCGTCGTTGGCCGAAATCCATTCTTTTTTCAAATCAAGCGCAGCTTCTTTCGCCGCCTCGTTCGCGCCAGCATTTGCCGCCCCGTGGAGTTCTGTTCTAGCGATTATTTTGGCCCTTGTTTTAGAGATTAAAGCGCTTGCTTTTAGAATCTCATCAATAGCGGTATCTATTGACTTTCCGTCTCGAATTGCCATTGTCAGCGCTGAAATTATCCTCTCACGTGTTGTTTTTGATATGGAAGAAATTCGCTGTCTAACTGATTCTTGTCTTAAGTATTCAATCGCTTTATCTCTGTAAAATGTCGTGGTGTTCAATTTAGCATCGAGAATCAAACCAGCCGCTTTTCCTTGGTTTAAAATTCTATCACCGAAAACCCTCATTGAAATTTCAACTAAATCCGCCTCGATTTTCGTTAAGGCTTCTAAGTGGTCAAATAATAAAGATGAAAATTCGCCGGTGATCTTGTAAAAAGTCAATACTCTAATTGTCTCAGCTTGGAATTCCTTTGCAAAGCGTCTTTGGAATTGACGTTCCAGCAATGACATTAAGCGTATTTGACGTCGGCGCTCCCTATCAGGACTCTGGTCAAGAAATCGTCTCATAGCCCGCCACTAGCCTAAGTGCTTTCCCGTCTATCTCGTTTAGTGTTCCTTCGAAGCCGTCAGCTGGGTTGATCATATTCGTCACTTGAGTGCGTGTGAGTGTTGGAATAGCAACAAGCAACATCTCCACCGCCGAATCCGCAGGGAGCAAGCCGTCCGAAACGGCCTGTAGAACAGCCTGGAGGCTGGCCATTTGTGCGCCGTCTAAAGCCTGTCGCTGCACGTCAACACCGGCTGAAAAAGCCACACTTAGATCGCTTTCATCCGTCTGCCCGCCAAGGTTGAGCGGCGCGCTAGCGTCTTCCAGCCCTATAAGACCCGATCCAACTAGCAGAACGTCGCCGCCTTCGATCTCTGGATATCCCTTGAGGTCTCGCTTTTCGTTCACTGTCAGGTCTGTAGAAGCGTCGGCCATTTGCCAAAGAGTTTGACGCTTTTCAACGATGGCTGGAATTTGATCCAAATCAGGGACAAGTTTAACGCCCATCGGTTCGGCCAACCATACGTTCAAGTCTGCCGATATTAAATCAAGCAACGGCAAAACTGTATCTTCCCAGAAAGACAACCGCGCCTCTGAATAATTCGCGTAAGTATTATCGCCGGGAACGCCGATAAGTTGCGGCGGCACGCCGAAAGCCAAAGCAACATCACGAGCCGCACTGAATTTTGTTTCGATGATTCCCATGTCCGTCGGTGAAAGGCCCATCTGCTTCCAATCTAGCCCACCTTCTAGGAGCATCGGCCTTCCGGCGTTCTCGCTGCCGCTGTACTGTTCTTCAATTTGAGCTTTCAGCCTAGCGAATGCCTCGTCCGACAATGATGTGTCCGCGCCGACTGTCAACGCGCCGGATGGTCTGGCGCTGTTCTGCATAAGCGACTGCATCCAGGCCATAGATTCGTTGCTTTGATCAATCGCAAACGAGCCAGCTTCAACAGGGCTTTGGCCGTACCAATCATCAAGCGGGTTGAACGCTTTCATGTGCCATATGTCGTTGTCTTCTGAATTAAAAGTGATTTTAGCGTTGGTCGGTCCGGTGTAAACGTAGGCGCTGGGCGACCCTGTCTTACTGGGGATAATGCTCATTCGATCTGGGCGAAGTTGATAAAGTTCACGCGGTTGACCGCCGACCTCTACACGTTCAGTGTAGGCATTCCCCGCTAATAGGAAAAAAGAAACTAATTCTCGAAAATACTCTTTGCCCGATTGTTGAGGGTTAGGGCGATCCAGCAGCGCAAGAATAGGATGCTCGCTTAGTGTCGTGTCACCGCGCTGGACATTCCAGCCAACCGACGCGACCGCGTCTGCGATTCTATTTACGCACTGGTATGCGGTCACGTTCATCTGATAAGCTTCACGACTGAAAGCTTTATAATCACGCGGCGACCAATGCGGCTGACCTGCTGATAAAACTAAAGTCTGACCTATTTGGCTGGCCTTGGTTTGATCGGCAATTGATTTTTGACCCCAAAACCTTAGAAACTTCATATGGCGGCCCTTTCTGTTGAAGGGTTTATATCACGAAAATGGCCAAGTCTTCAATGATCATGATTTTTTTGAAAATTAAACCTATAAAGATCGAACCGACGGAACGCCACGCGCTTGGATTAGCGGTTGGAGAGCATAGCGGAGGCTGTCCATATAATGATTGTTTGCATCAACGATTTTGGGCAAAATGTCGCCGCTCAATTTATCAATGGCATAGCTGTACAGGCGGAATTCTCGTGCGGTTCCGGTACATCTTGGATGGATGATAATTTCGTCAAAAGATTTCATGAAAGAAACGCCGTCTTCAATCGACCCTGGCCATTTTTTGACAGACTGAATTTTAGGCAGGCCAAAACGTTTGAGAAAACTAATTGATTCCGGTCTGGCGCTGTCAGCCCTGGCGGCGTAGGTTTCAAATTTTGGGATTCTCTCTAGAAAATATGTCGTGGTTGAATCTAATTCTAATTCTTTAGCGCCAGCCTCATATTCAATAAATAAATTGCTATCAAAAATCCAACATCTGATTGCCGTTGTCGGATCTTGTGCAAAACCAAAGTCAACGCCTTGGTATGGGCCATTCCAATGGTCGCCAGGGCTGAAGTCTTTTATGACAAATTTGTTTTTAAATACTTGTGCATCGGTATAGGCTAAGAATTTACCTTCCCAGATGTGTTCATAAATATCTGGACGGTTTTTCTTGTCGGCCAATCTTTCAGCCTCAAGAACCTTTGGGAAAAAAGGGTTGTCGTTCCAGTTGATATCTGTGATTATCGTGTTTTCGTCTGGCGTTTCTATGAAGCGCTTATGCGTGGCGCTGTCAGGTGTTTCTGGATTATAGCTTACCCAGTTTTCGGAGTTGTCTTCCCTGATTGTTGGGATAAGTTTCTGCCAAGCGGAGGCGCTGACATTTTCCGCTTCGTCGGTCCAGTTCCCTAAAATTCGAGATTTTGACTTTATGCTGTCCAGATTGAACCGCAAGCCAGCAAAGACAAATTCAACCCGGCGGTTTTTTGTTCTTATAAATCTATCGCCTATCTCAAAATAGACATCAAGCCAAGGGGCTGACTTAATCGCTGTTTTGACTTCCGAAAATGAACTATCGGCCAAACTGTTGAGGTGTTCACGCGAACATAGCCACACGCCTTCGCGCCCTTCCTCCGACAGCTGGTAGACTTTAATCGCCGCCATTAAAGCAAGTGAACGAGTTTTCGCGCTTCCCCGCCCGCCCTTGAAAATCCGGTGCCGGGCGGGTTGCGAAAAATTGTCTATAATTTTTATCGGCAGATGGATTTCAGTTTCCAAATTTTCTATTGCTTTTGCCCTTTTTGCACAAAAACTCGTTCCCCGTCTGAATGGATTGTGTCGCCGTAATCAACTCTTATCGCCGCCTCAGCATCGATTCCATATTTCCTTAAAATGATATCGGTTTTTTGCTGAAATTCATTAACCTGGGCAAAATTGGTTTCTTTGGTGATTTTCAAACTATACATTTTTTCTTCCTTTTTTTTGCGCTCAATCATCAACCTTCTCCAGATCCATCGCCATAGCCAAAGCCTTCGCCTTCTCCAGAGCCAGAGCCAGATCCATCGCCATAGCCATCGCCATAGCCTTCGCCTTCTCCAGAGCCATCGCCATAGCCAGATCCATCGCCAAAGCCATCGCCAGCGCCAAAGCCAGAGCCATAGCCAGAGCCAAGGCCTTCTCCAAACCCAAAGCCATAGCCAACGCCAGAGCCATGGCCATAGCCATCGCCATAGCCAAAGCCATGGCCATGGCCAGCGCCATAGCCATAGCCGAATGTTTCTAGCTCAATCATTACGAGCGACGCTTTTTTTGCTCTTCAGGCTGTCAATAGCATCTTTGCGGCATAATGTGACTGAGTAGTCTTCCACGATTAACTTTCTGTCAACCGTTGGTGAAATCTGACTGTCATCCGATAAACCGCTGTTAGCAACACCTTCATACCAGCTCTGAGACGCATCCTTCGGCTTGTGGTACCAGAGACGCCGAGCCTCTTCTAGGATGATCCCAGTTGAGTCTGCAGCTACTACGGTTCCGCAATTGACGCCTTCGTTTCTCGACCGCACGACCACGTATTTACCAATGATGTCATTAAAAATTCCTGTAGATCCTGTTGATCCTGTTGATTCGTCCGCAATTAAATCGGCCACTGCGAGTAATTTATCTAGCTTATTCATGATTATCTTCCTTTATTGATGAAAACAATTTAGTCCATATGGCACTAAAAGTCCAGGCATTTTTTACCCGATGTTTTCACAAAAAGACAACGATTTGCATTTACACTATTTTTTTGATATAAATTCTCAATCATAACTTACTCCCTTTGTTTGTTCCTTACCGCCTCCGTTTTTCTACATTTTCGGAGGCGGTTTTTTTAACTCTTCAAAAACAAGCTTGGCCTCATAGTAGGTTTCGAAAATCAAAGCGCCTTGGCCTTCTTTGGTTTGTACTAACTTCACTTCACATTTCTCCCCAGCCATCTATCAGTTTTCAATTGGATCATTTCGGAGTTGCTGATATCTGGCGGCGTCACAAAGAAAGTAGCGGCGATGAAAACAGCGCCGATCAGGACCAAAAAATAGAAAAATTTAATCATTTTTTTTGACTGGCACTTTTGCGATTAACTTAATTACACGCGGCATCATGGTTTCGTCTTCATTACTCAGATTTAGGTTGTTTGTCTCTCTCCACCGGCCTCTGGTTTTCATCCAGAAGATCTGTGCTGTGGTATCGCCGTTTTTTGCCTTGTTGTATAGAGCGCCGCCGATCTGTGCGTTGGCCTTGGCCGTTGCCTGGTCCAATTGCGCCCGATAATGTTTTCTTAAAGTCTTTGGGTCAATCTCCAAAATGTCGGCAATAATCGCTTGTGGAGTTCCAACAGTCGCATGAAGTTCTACCAGCGCGCATCTGTCTTTTGTTGCTTTGTGCAGCGGCATCCCCTTCTTTTTAGTCATTTAATCGGACTCCTTTTTTTTAACCTGCACGCATAAAATCAAATCCCGCGCTCCATAAATCTCAATTTCATAAGCTTTCTATAGGCAATCAAAGCCTCGTAGTAGGTCTCATGCTCTGAGATTAAGCGCTCTCCGTCCCAGATCTGGCCTTTGCCTTTGTTGGGTGGCTCTTTGACTTGGTGAAGTGTCACGCTGCGGCTTCTCGCTCGTGCTCAGCCTCTAGAATGGCATGCCCAATTATTTCTGGGGCTTGAGGGATTACAGAGTTTCCGCAGGCTCCAATTCGGTCCATGAACTGGGAAAGCCCATCATCTTTTCGATGATCTCTGAAGTCTCCCCCATTGTATAGCCTAGAGCTAAGAAAATAGGCCAAACCCTTGCTTGGTGCGTTGACCCTAATCTTTGCGATTTCAACTGTGTCGAAATCTTGAAACGGCCTGCTGTCAAGGCGTCCGACTTCAGAGGTGTAGGCAATAACCCATACGCGCTCTCTGCGATGGGGAGCGCCCAAGGCTGACGCCGGTATGTTTTCCCATTCCGCATCGTACCCGAGGCTGGCCAAGTCTGCGAGAATTCGGCCAAACCACCCGCCTCTTTGTTCATATGGGCCACTAAGGAGTGCTGCGACGTTCTCCACGATGACGTAGCTTGGTCTAAGCTCGCCAACAAGACGCACGATTTCTGACCACAAACCGGACCGAGTCCCTTCGTGAATGCCTGCTCGCTTGCCGGCGGCTGATATGTCTTGGCATGGGAACCCGCCTGTGATGACATCGATTCCGGTAATTCCATCGGAAGTAAGCTTTGCTTCGGTGAGTTCTCTAACGTCTTCATAAATAGGCACCTCTGGCCAGTGTTTCTTTAAAACCTTTTGGGGGAACTTCTCTATCTCGCAGAAAGCAACGGTTTCAAATCCGCCTGTGCGCTCAAGGCCTAAGCTGAATCCGCCTATGCCTGAGAAAAGATCAAGGACTTTTAGCTTACTCATGCGGCTTCCTCATCGAACTTGGTTGATTCATTGCCCCAATTATCCCAGCCTGGTCTAGATTGACGGCTGAACAGCTCCAAACGGCGAGCGTTGGGAATTAGTTTCTCCGCCATCTCAAAGCATTCTTCAGGCTTCCTGGAGTGTTCGCGTACTGGAGCTCTAAAGCCACCACGAACAGAGCGGCTAGTTTTTGGCTTGCCTCGTGTCCCAATCAAGTATGGCTCGTTTGAGGATCGGAGCAGATAGCCGGTTCCAAAGTGATCTTTCTGTCCAGTTTTCGATAGCTTGTGCCAGTTACCCGCCGTCTTGAACGTGAACCCCCAAGCTGACATCGTTTCCAGGGCCTGGGGAATCATCGGATTAGTCGCCCACAGCCAGAGGACACAATCATCAGCCGCGAGATCAGCAACGGGAAGCGCTTTAATGTCCTCAAGCGTTGCGCATTGGTAGTGGTTTTGCGCGGCTTTCTTCCAACCTTTTTGCGAGAACGTCTTGAAGGACCAAGGCGGGTCTGCCATGATTAAATCGTAGCCAAAGGGCTTAAGGTCTCCGAAGGGCCAATTCATCTTCGATTTACCTTTCTGTTGAGCTTCGCGGCCTTGTTGGCCTTTCGCCTTGCTTTGACTTTCTTGGGCTTAATCCTATTGACCCCGACTGTCGGTAGCTTCGTATCTAGCCTTGGCGGCGCTGCGAGTGCCAAACAACTAGCGTGAAAATACATCTCTCTCATCATGGCGGTGGAAGAATTGCCGGATATCATGCTACCCCTCCGAACGTAGGAACGAACTGTTTCGCCATATCCAGCCTCTCAGCCAGATCAGCCAATAGAGCGGCCTCGCTCTTGTCGTGGCGGCCAGCTCTTAGTTTTTTTTCATGCAACGGATAGATGCTGATTGCGCGGCGTTTGCTGTCTGCCTTTATCGCGCCGATAAGCCCGTAGCTCTTCTTCCACTCTTGTGGCGTTCCAACAGTCGCATGCAGTTCTACCAGCGCGCATCTGTCTTTCGTTGCTTTGTGCAGCGGCATCCCCTTCTTTTTAGTCATTCTCGATCCCTTTATTGTTCGCGACTGCTTCAAGCGATCTGCCTCTTGGACTTCAGATCAGCGAAAGACTCGCCGGTTTCAGCCAGCAGTGCTTCCTTGCCGGTAAACTGTTGCCAACGCTCAACGGCGACGTCGACGTAAGCCGGGTTCAGCTCAATCCCATAGCAGACCCGCCCCGTTGTCTCGGCCGCGATTAGCGTGGTGCCCGAGCCCATAAACGGCTCGTAAACCGCCTGACCCGGGCTTGAATTATTCAGGATAGGCCGGCGCATGCATTCCACTGGTTTTTGCGTGCCGTGCACGGTTTTCTCATCCTGATCCTTGTTGGCAATTTGCCAAAGTGTGGTTTGCTTCCGATCGCCTGCCCAATGGCCCTTGCCGGTTTTCTTGACGGCGTAGTGGCAAGGTTCATGTTGCCAGTGATAATCAGCACCGCTCAGCACCATCTTTTCCTTCACCCAGATGATTTGCGAGCGGATCTTGAACCCCGAAACATCAAGACTTTCGGCCACCTCCCCCGCATGCAGCGAGCCATGCCAGACATAGGCCACGTCGCCCGGGAACAGTGACCAGGCCTCGCTCCAATCAGCGCGGTCATCGTTCAGCACCTTGCCGGTGCGGGTGCTCTTGGTGGCGTTCGCCCCGGATTGGTTGCGCCACGCGGGAGCGTATTCCACACCGTAGGGTGGATCTGTGACCATCAGCAGCGGTTTCACCGTGCCAAGCACCCGCTCGACATCGGTGGCCACGGTGGCGTCACCGCAGAGCAGGCGATGGTTTCCCAAAGTCCAAAGGGCCCCCGGTCGGCTGACCGGATTTTCAGGTGGCTCGGGAATGTCATCCTCGCCTTCGCTATCGGTTTCTTCATCAAATAAGCTTGCAACCTCACCCAGATCAAAGCCCGTCAATTCCAGGTCAAAGTTCAACTCACCCAAATCTTGCAGCTCAAGCTTTAAAAGGTCAAAGTCCCATTCCGCAAATTCAGCGGTCTTGTTAACGCTTAACCTAAAGGCTTTTATTTGCGCATCTGTCATGTCATCAGCAAGAATTACTGGGACTTCTTCTAGTCCTAGTTTTTTGGCTGCTTTCAATCTCAAATGTCCATCGACAACCAGGCCGTCCGATTTCGCAATGATTGGAACTCTAAAGCCAAATTCCTTAATAGCAGCGGCGACTTTATCAACGGCGTGATCGTTTTTTCTAGGGTTTCTGGCGTAATCAACGCAACGGCTTATTGGCCAGTTTTCAAATTTCAACATGATGTTTTTATAGGAGGGAAGTTAAACATAAAATTTTATCTCTATTTTTTCCAATAAGGCCCGTGGCCCTATTTGTAAAGGTTTTTTTTACCGGTTGTTTGGTTTGCCAAAAACTTCTATTTCTTTTCTCTCAATCTTATCTGTAATTCTATATCTTCCATTCGCAGGCTCTTTCGTGGTGCGCCGCAGGGCTGGATCTTTTGGGGGCAACGGCTTTTTTTGCAATTTGAGTTTTCTACAATTTCTATAAAAATCATCGTGCGAGATTTTGAAATTGAATTTTTTCCTCAACCCATCCAGCATTTGCTTTCTCGTGATCTTCCCAGCATTATCTTTTAGAAACACTTTCATTTCTGGCGATAAGCACCGTTTGCCATTTTTGTCAATCGTCAGCCCTAGCCTATATCGCCTGCCTAAAATCGAATTTTTAGTTCTGCGCAATACCTTTCCGATTTCTAAAGCAGATAATCCTTTAAACGTTAGTTCTTTCACTAATAAATCTTCCTCATTCGTGTATTGTCTTCCTGTCGACATTTTCTATTTTCCTTTATTTTCTTTATCGGCCACCTCGCCGCCGCAAGCGGCATACCCGGCAAGATCTAGCCAGTTGTCTTGATGTTTTGGGTTTGATTTTATGCGTGCTATTTTTAGCAGGCCCATCATCACAGCAACATCGGTGGCATTGATTTCTGCTCCAGTATGGATTGACCAGTATTTTGCTATAGTTGAAAAATTGTTTTCTAAATTGCCGTGCGTTTCCGCTCTGTCTTTGCACACGGCTTTTTTAGCGTCTTGCAATATCATTGATCTTTTTGGTATTGTGTTTTCAGTCATTTTCGACCTCCCTTCCTGGGTCGTTCTTGATTAGGGCGGGGGTTGAGCGTTGTCGCGCTCCCTCTGCCTGTTTTAACTTAATCCCAGCCATTGATTGATGCAAGGAATTATTTCCGCCATTCACCGCCGGTCTGAGATTAATACTAAAAAAGACCCCTTATAAGACACCTTGATATTGGCCCCTAATCAAGCTGGCCCTCATCTCTAGTGTCTGAGTCTTTAATAATTAAATAAAATATATACTCTATATATATAATATATATGTATTACAATGGGTTACGGGGCACTTCCCGCATTGACCAGAATCCTTTATTTTAATAGAAGCGCGCAAGATATCTAAATGCTTAGATATCTTTCAGAGCGTGGGGGAATTCAATTTTAGTCTGGGCTCTTTTTTACAGCCACAAAAAAAAGCCCAGCTTTTTTAGGGCTGGGCTTGCATAAACCCGGGATTTGGGCTTATGATGTGCGTGTTCTAAGCGCGGGCATAATCTATGACATTGCATTAAGCTAGTCAATCCTGCGCCATAAAAGACAGGGGGATTGATTAATGACGGATGATTTGTTTGAGAACGCCAAACGATACATGGCCCAGGGCTGGGCGTTGGTCGCAATACCAGCGGGCAGCAAAGCTCCCTCAACGTTTGGCTGGCAGACTAAAGCCACCCCGCCGGATCATTGGCAGAAAAACCCGACTCACAACATGGGCTTATTGCATAGCTTGAGCGGCACTTGTGCGCTGGATATTGATAACCTGGCGCATACAAAAATGATATTTAAAGCGCTGAACATTGATTTGGATAAAATCTTAAACCAGCACCCGCAAATCATCGGCAACCCAGAACGCGGCAAGATTTTGTTTCGCGTCCCTGACGGGCTGGTTTTGAATACGCACAAGATAAATTGGCCCGTCCAAGGCAACCCGAAAAAACGCGAAGTTGTCTTTGAATTGCGGGCTGGGCAGACTCAAGACATATTGCCGCCAAGCATCCATCCAGAAACTCAGCAACCCTACCGCTGGGCGGGCGCATCCTATGAACATATGGCGGAAATCCCTAGCCAGATCCTGCACCTCTGGCAAGAATGGCCACGCTTTGCCCCTCAGATGCAGGACATTTGCCCATGGAGGACAGCACCGGCGTTTTCGCCTAAAAGACACAAGCGGCGGTTGGAAGGCGACCAGGGAAGCGTAATTGAGGCTTACAACGAAGCGCATCCTATCCAAGATGAGATTGAAAAAGTTGGCTATGTTCAATTTGGCAACAGGTGGCTTTCTCCAAATAGCACCAGCAAGATCCCGGGCCTTGTTATATTTGATGACGGGCGCGGCTATAGCCATCACGCCAGCGATCCATTCGGTGATTTTAGCTTCGATGCATTTGAAGTCTTCTGCCAATATGAGCATCTGGGCAACGCCAGCGCAGCGGTTAAGGCAGCGGCGGAGATTTTGAAACTGGACAAAATGCGACCGGACCCTAGTGAAACCGAACGGGCAGAAATGCGCCGTGAAATTGAGCACGGAGGACAAGTCGCTGCGATCTTGATGAATTTCGGCAAGATAAAAGAACCGCAAGAAAAAAATAACAACACACCGCCGCATCTCTTAACCGTTCCTGGTGTGTTGGCTGACATGGTTAAGTTTTCAGACAAAATGGCGATCAAAGCACAGCCTCAATTCGACGTGCAAGCAGCGCTAGCTTTCGGGTCGGTTGTAATGGGACGCCGATGGGTCACTGATCTTGGCAATATGTCGAGCCTCTTTTTCCTCAATATCGCCAAGACAGGCGAAGGCAAGGACAACGCCGCGCATGTTGTTGAGAAGGTTTTACGGGAGTCGGGCTTGGATTTGGTCGGTCCCGCTGGCTATACGTCAGAGGGCGGAGTTATTACATCGCTAAAAAATAGGCCATGCCATATTGCGCTGATTGATGAATTCGGAATGTATCTTGATGCCTCCCGTGCAAAAGGATCACCGCACTTGCAGGCTGCAAACAGTATGATGATGCAAGCCTTCGGTCGCTTAACTGGGATGCTAACGACACGCGGATATTCTGGCGCGACTTTGACCGATACTCAGCGAAAAGCACAAGACGCCGCTATTCAATGCCCCGCAATATCTGTGCTGGGAATGACAACGCCAGAAACTTTTTATGAAGCAATCAGCGGAAAGGACGTAGCAAGCGGATTGCTCAACAGGTTTTTGATTGTCGAAAGCAAGCGGCCCAGGCAGCGCTCCAGGATGAGCAATAGAAACATCTCTCCACCTTCAAATCTTATAAAATGGGCCATAGATTGCGCGTCTGCTTATGACGGAGAAGGGATGATGTCAGAAGGCAACGGATATGAATTCCCGCCAGCTCCTATCATTGTTCCATTTAGCAAAGCAGCGCGGGATTTGTTATGGGATTATGAAGGCGAAATCATAAACCGCCAGAATGAGAAAAGTTATGCGCTAGGCTCTATGCTTGATAGAAACCGAGAAATTGCAATGCGCGTGGCGCTGATCGTGTCTCGCAGTCTTGAACAGGATGAAGTGAGCGAAGACGCGACGCGCTGGGCTGTTGATTATGTCGATTTTTATTCACAGCAAACTTATTTAGCATTCATGCAAAACATGAACGAAGGCGAACACGATAAGCTCAGGAAGCAGACGGCGGAGGCCATTCGCGCCGCTGGATCAACGGGCCTTAAGACCAATGAGCTTTTAAAAGCCGTTCCTATGCTGGGCAATCTCGGCAAGATGCAACGTGAGAATTTGTTCTCAGTTATCGAAGACGATTATCCCATTGATCGGCAGAAACAGCAGCCCAAAAGCGGCATTGGCAGGCCGTCG